AGATTATTTTTTCCTGCATAGATGTAATTTGAGAAGTTGGCAAGATAATTCTTATACCAAATTTTCTGTGGGGAATTTACTGCAGATACTCCATCTGCAGATTTTGAAACACTAATGTGCTTCTCAATGATATTTCCTTGAACGCCTGTTATCGATCCAGTGTCATCAACGACAACAATATGCATTGCATCATTCTTGCCATTTCTTTCAACGCTATATTGATTTGAAATTGGTTTTGATGCAATTTGCTTCCAGTAAACAGTTGAGTTAGTAAGTCCTAAAGTTTGTTGATCATACCAATCAGTTACTGTTGTTGCAGTTCCAGTCGATCCCGTATTGATTCCAGAGTTGTTTACAAAGAACAGGGAATCGCCAGATTCAAAAGATGCTAGTGGATTGAGTTCGACATAATTAATAGAAGTTTCAGTTCCTGCACCAGAAACTCTAGAAACAACTTTAACTGAGATTGTGCTATTACCGTTGGTTGCGTCTGTAGTGACTCCAGTAATAATCGCCTTTAGATATCCTGTAAAGGTTGAAACTGTTCCAACTCCAGATAAGCTGCCATTTAGAGCAGTTGTTACACCATATCCAACTTGAGCACCTAGTGCTAGTGGATTTGTTGTAGCAATACCGATAACCTGGTCTGCTAAGTCGTCAATAAAGCAAACTTTTAAATTGTTTCCCCAAGTTCCTGGGTTTTTTGCAGCGTAAGTAAATGATACTGAATCTGATGACCAGTTTGCATTATAGTCATCAAAGTTTTTAACTTTAACACTGGTAGTTGATGCAGCACCAGCTCCAGCGTTTGCATTATTAAGTGTTGCGCCGTCTGCTCTAACTACCTTTAGAACACCACCGTAGCTTAGGAATGAAGATGCACTCATCCAGTACTCATATTGAGTATCTGTTGAGATGGGTTTTCCAAAAGTATTAATTAAATCTTGTTCTGTTGTGATATCAATCGCTTGTCCTACAGGACCAATTGAAAAAGGTCCAGCAATTGCTCCAACATTTGCTAAAACGTTGTCAGCTCTCCCAACAGTAAGGTCAACTTCTCTCGTAATTACACCGGGAGATAATTGAGGAGTCGCCATGTTTTTCTCCTGAAAGTCTCAGTTTATCTGAAAATATTTATTAAAAAGATATTTTTGATAGGGGAAATGTGACGTGAACTACCAATCTGGATATTCCCACTTGTCTAGAACTCTAGAAGTCATTTTATTTGTAACTATTCTTTTTATTGTGCAGTCTTTACATTCATATGAGTATGATGATGCAACAGGACCTCTATCTTTTCTTGTTCTATAGAAACTTTCTATTAAATTTTTTACTTCACCACAAACTCTACATTTTCTATCTGATAATAATAAATGCCCTAATCTTATTTGACCATCAAGTTCCACTACATATACTCCCACATATAAGAACGATCCCCATATTCATCGACAAACCATCTGTCACCATCCTTATCAACAAAACTTTCGGAGTCTAATCCGTCTGATACAAATCCAAAAGGTGCCATATCTTGTTCAATTTGATTTTTCTGTTCTTCGTATAAACGCTTTCTAACATCTTGATCTGTAAGTTCTTTAAAGTAATCTTGGGCAACTAACCAAGCATAAATTACCAAACACATTGCAAGGTCATCATTACAACCCTCCTCGGCTTCAAAGGAATTGTGCTTTTGAATAAAGGTAGTTAATTCTGAAATGATTTCATAATCATTTAAGAATAACTTATTCTCCTCAATCATTGTTTTGAGGTTAAGGCATCCAACTTTTTTTACAGTTTTGGACATCTTAACACCAAGTTGAGTCTTCTTTCCAGAAAAACCTTGACCAACAATTTGACCCGCTCTACCTCTCATAGAACACATGAGTAAGTTTTTATATTCTAAGTCGTATTGAAGAATACTTGCTACTTGATCTCCAACGTCATTTACTTCACAAAGAATATACGCTTCATTATAACTTTTTCCAACTTCTTCTATTATGCTTGGGAAAAGCATGGGTTTTATTTCATTGTTTCTGTATTTTGCAACAATCTTATGAGGGAACTGTGTAATATCAACCACTGTAAATGCTGAATAATCATTCCCAACCCCTCTAGCAACGTCTACAGTGATCAAGTAGTCATGATTCTCTATTGGGTCTTCATAAACATCTAAACCTGCGCTACGGGTCTTGGGGGCATCGTAAACGAGGGTTCTAAGTTTGCTTGGTGCAATAAGAGTATCAACAGAACCTAAGAATTCGCATTCAAATTCAACTTTAAATTGTGATTCTGAAGTGTTTGCAATTGTTTGTTTTTTCCACTCTTCATCTCGTCCAGGAACTTCGCTCCAATGAACGTCAGTGAAGACATATTCATTTTTTCCCTTTTCCGCATCATGCCACATGCGGTAGAAATGATTCATACCATGTGGCGTAGAAACAATGATTACCTTCGTTTGTTTACCAGAAGTAATAGTAGGATAAACAGATGCAAAGAACGAGTCTGCAATATGGTTTGGAACGAAAGCAAATTCGTCAAGGAAGAGGATATTGAACGACATGCCTCGGACAGCACTTGCAGATGTAGAAGCTGCCAATATCTTACTGCCATTCTCTAACTCCAGTGAACCTTTGTTCCAAGAAATAATACCCTGCTGCATCCATTTGGGTAAATTTTCATAAGCAGTTTGTAATCTATCAAGAAGTTCTCTTGCTGTTGCTGCCTTGTTTGCAAGAATACCAATATTTACATTATCATTAAATACTGCATAATGAAGCAAGAAAGATACCACAGTAGTTGATTTACCGGTCTGACGTGGCATCTTACAGATATTAAATCTGTGGTTATGGAAGTTATTAATTAACTTCTCTTGGAAATGATAAGGTTTAAAAGTCTGTAATCCATAATCTAGGGTGACAATTTTTACATAGTTATTTGCAAAGTAAACTGGATTATCTTTACACTTAATAAATTCCTCAATTTGTTCTTGAGTAAACTCGATAGGCGTATTTGCCTTTTTTAGAAGTGGATTACCAAGGTAAACATCATTTGACATAATAAAACCTACTTATTAGTTACAATTCCAACGACGAAGTGCTTTATTGATATTGCTATCTGGATCTCTTGCAGTTTTTGCTGAAGTTAGTTTAGACTTCATACCTTTCATCCTACGGCAAAAAGATGCACGTCTTTTTGCTCTTTTACCTTCTGGATTCTTTTCTGTAACTGCGGTTTGAAGTTTTGAACCTGGATTTTCTCTACGATAAGCATTTACTGCTTTTTGACTTAATCCTGCAGTTCTATCTTTTCTATTTACCGATTGCCAATCCTCATCAATATTAACTTCTTCTCCCATGGTCTTCACATAATTTTTACTTGGACCTGGGTTTCCAAAACTTCCTCCTTGTGGTCCAAATACCTGAATGAGTGGTTGACCTGGTTTAATTTCTGAAATAGTATGATATAAAACTACGGATCCAGGATAAACTTTTTGAAGTTCATCATTAATCTCTTTTTTTGTTGGAGTCTTAACTTGGGGGAAAAACATTTTCATTCCATAATATTTTCCTCTCCAAGAAAGAGTAACTGCAACTACGTTTCCGGTTTGTGCGTGAAGTCTTGTTGCTTCTTCTATTTGAGATTTAAATCCTTTAATAGGTTCTGGTTTAATCAGATCAACAACCTCAGCAAAAGTATTTCCATCAGCATCTTCAATAGTTACGTCTTCTGCTTTTACGCAACGATTATAAGTTTTTCCAAATAACTTTTGAGTACCTTTCTTTTTATATCCATGCCAGCACTTCATCTCATCCATAATTTTATCAACTAACTTTTGCTCCTCCATTTCTCCACTTGCAACATAATCTGCTGCAGTATCAATATAGTCAGCTGCCTTGGTAATTTTTGATTGCACCCATGCTTCTAAATCACCCTCACCTTTACCAACTTTCATTTGAAGTCTCTTTACTGCATCAACAATAGTTTTTAACTCTGATCTTGCCATGGAGTATTCATGATCTTTGATGGAAACTTTATCCCATGCTTTACCACCATAAGAACACTCAGATCTTGTCTCTCTCTTGTCGCATAATGGACAATATCTTTGCTCTTCTACTGCTTCAGATTTAGTTCCCCAATTTGCTGCACCAACTTTGCGACACTTGACTAGTGCTCCAGAAGCATATGCACTTGGCCAAACATCATAACGTGATTTTACTTTATGGTAACAAGCATCTTTTTTACCACTACCTTTACCTGGTTTATCTTTTGCCTCTTGTACTTCTAGTTCTTCTTTCATTTTCTTTTTTGGTGAATCTGTAGAAACATATGTTGGTTTTGCAGCTCCTGATTTTTGCTGCTGTCCAGGATCTGCTGCTTTCTTCCTTCTTGCTGCTGAAAGTCTTTCTGCTGGAGTCATGCTTGCCCTTTTGGCAGAAGAAACGCATTTTGGCGTTCCCTCTCCAGGTTCATCACTTGCACATGTTCCACCGGTTACTACATTTACCCAACCAGATTTTCCATCTTTTGATCTAGACTTGTTAAACCAATCACGAAGACCCTCTTCTTTAATATCTTTAAATTTTTTATGATGTTTTTTAGCGGCCGCTTCCATCTTTTTTAGACGTGTATAGTAGTCTGGTATTTCGTCTAAATGTTGAAGGGCAATATCCATTGCAAGTTCATGATCTTTTGTATGCTCATGCTCAATAGGTTCGCCCATATCAAGTTGCTTTTGTATGAAAGAAACATCAAGACGATGCTTCTTTGCAATTTGTTCAACTGTTTTATGTGACTTGATCTTGGGCATTATTCAACTGGTTTTGATTTAGTCTGCTCACCTTTTGCTCTTTTTTTCCTTCCCGCACAATGAGCGCGTTGAGAAAATCCTTTTGGATTTGAGCAATCAATACTCTTTTTATATTTATTATTCCAATCCTCTTGAAACTGCTTAAACGTTTTCATTTTAAGTGTTTATTGAAACTCTTATAACTTTAAAGGTTGTGGAAGAAGATGAAGATGGAGTAACTAACAATCTAACGTTACTACCTAAAATATCACTACTAAAAGATGCTAAAGAATCTCCAGTTCTTATAATTCCATACTCTGTATTATATGTCGTAGTTCCATCATGAACTACAATAAATTCTGATGTATTATGACTACTACCACTAGTTGCTTGTATCTGATATTTCGCTGAACGAAAAGTTTCTTTTGAAAACACATCTAAAGGAACCTGAGATGTGCTAGTCGTAGTTAAACTAGATACTGTTATGTTAGTAAAATTTTTTTGACTTATTAATTTAGGCATTTGCAGTTTCCAAAATACTCAAAATAAGTTTTAAACTACTATTTGCACTCGCTGATATTTTGATTGAATCATTAGTTTCCAAAACCAATTTTCCATCAAGTGGAACATATGCATCTGAAGGTGGAACGGATGCATTTTTTACTATCTCAGTTGTAGTTGAACTTCTAACATGTGACATCGTAAATGTTTCAGCATTTGTACTCACATTGGTAACATGAGCATAGAGCACAATTGCAGTATATCCAGTTGGAGCTGTATATGCAGTCTGTATACCTGTAGTTACCTCTAAGGTTTCAGTTTGAAATCTATTAAGTGCTAATTGTGCCATATTAACTTAGTGCTAAAATAAACGGTGTCATTTCTGAAAATAAACTTCTAGTAAACGCTCTACCACTGATTGTACCAGTATTTTGATCAATTACAATGTCATTTCCTATTCTAAAATTACCTGCTTGGTCGGTGCTTGTAAATGTAACTCTTCCACCATTAGTTTCAATAATTTCATTTTCTTGAATTGCTACACCTCCCCTAGCAGGGGTTGCAGTTGTGATAGTATTTCCAGATCCGACATATTCAAAGGTATGTGATGTTGCAGTAATTTTACTTACTTGATAAAAATTGACAGTCGTACCAACACCTACACTATTGATTAAATTTTCATCAAGAGTTAATGTTGTAATTCCAGCAGTCACTGGGGTTGAACTATTTATCGTGTAGTATATTGGAGTTAGATTTGCTTGTGCTGTTGCGGTAGTTCCTGAATCAGGAGCGGAAATAGTAATTGTTGGGGCAGTTAGATATTGGTTTCCACTTGTTATAATTGTTATAGATTCTACTGATCCTCCATTTAAAGTTGCAAAAGCAGTTGCAGTTGAACCATTAGGTCCTGTTGGTGCCGCCACCGAAACTGTTGGAGTTGCAGTATATCCACTACCACCATTAGTTACTGTGATACTATCAATTGAATAATATAAGTTTCCAAAATAAACTACCTGTCCTTGATAAGGTCTTGTTGAAGTAGTGATGGCAACTGTAACTCTATCTTGTCCAGAAGAAGCGGAAGAAGTTACTATTCCAGAAAACTGAATATCACTCACCCCATCAGCAACTAATCCATAAGTTCCAAAATCAGTATTGCTATTTGTTAGTGAACATTGACCTCCTTTATGTGCTGTAATCGCTTGATTGCAGCAAATGGTAAACACACTTACAAGTTGGGCATATCCATTATTTGTAATCGCTATTCCAACTCCTCCTTGGTTATATTGTGTATAAGCATCAACAACCATTGATTTCAAACCCTCTGCACGGTTTCCATCAATTCTCATTCCTGTTCCAGTTGTTGTATTACTTGTACAGTTTTGTACGTATGGACTTTCCCAATCGCCACCACCAACATTAGTTGCTACTCCTACAGGGAAAGCAACTGCCGCTGCAGGCGCTGTGTGCCCAGTAAAGGTCATATGGGACAAATATGTTCCCTTGTTTAAATGGAAGATATCTTGAGTTGTGTTGCTTGGGATGACAGTTACTGTTTTTAGAGAATCTCCTACTACTGATACAAATGGAGGAACAAAAATTGGATTGTTTTCTATATAAGTGCCAGATAAAACTTTTATTGTTGTTCCTGATTGTGCAATGGAAACTGCTCCGGCAATTGTTAATTTTGCATTATCAATTGATGTTCCATTGTTTGCATCATTTCCATCCTTTGCAACATACAATACATTTGGAGCTGAGTTAATACCGGTCGCTCCAGCGTTAATCGTTACATTATCTCCAATCGTGATTGAAGAACCCGTGATTAAAACTTCGCCCGATGTAATAGTGTTATTTGTGCCATCAATAGTAACAGATGATCTACCAACTGTTAGGACTCCAACTACGCGAGCATCTCCATCAACATATAATGCAGTTTGTCCAATTCCAACAGTGACTGTTCCAATACCATTAGAAGATCCAAGAGTTGTGATTCCAACTACTGATAAGTTTCTACCAACTCTAACATCTTGTCTTGCAGTTATAATTCCCAGAGAATCTACATTAGTTACATCATCATAAGTAACTGTTCCTGCTACAGATACATTTCCTGTAAAAAATGCATCACCTTTGACGTATAACTTATAATCAATATTTGCAGTTTCTCCTATACCTACATTTTTTGTAGTATGAATACCAACAGAATCAACTTGCCACGTACCACCTGCACCAACAGATCCTCCACCACTACCTACACCAAAGGCAGTGCTAGCGATACCAACCCATCTTGAACGTGCTTGATCGTATATTAAAAGTTTTCCATCACCTGTGGAAGAATCAAACTCCACATCATCAAGATCTTTGATGAATCCAGCACCACCTCCACCAATGGAGGCCATTTGAATTTGAACTCTATTGATGAAAGTCCTATAATGATTTGCAAGGTCTTCAAAAGTTACAAATTTTTGATCTATTGGAGTTAATGGATCTTCAGTCTTATTTGATGGTAGATCAGTTAAAAGTGAGGTTTCTTCTTTTAAGAATGTGCTTTCTTTTAATTTTTCTAGCGTTTCTTCTAAATGTGAAATTTTTTTATCTAACTTAGAAGAAGTTTCGTTTATGACTTCTTCCTTAACTTTGGTTGCTAAATTTTTTAAAGATACTTTTAGTATTTCAATGTTTGTATCTTGTTCTTTTATATTTTTTTCAGTCGATAAAATATTTTCCTCTAAACATACCTTTAAAGTAGATATTTTATTTTCTATTTGTTGATGCAGTTCTTCTACATCAGATTCAAAATTCTCAAATACTACTTTTGAGTCTTTTGAATATGATTCAAGATTGCTATTTAAAGTTTCTTTTAGTGAATTTATTTCTTCTGAAAATGACTCTAATTTTCTATTTTCATGTATCTCTCTATTTTTAAAATCTTTATAAAGATTTTCATATGTTTTTGATATGGAATCAATTTTTTCTTTGGATACTAAAAATTCACTCTTGATATCATTAAGAAAATTGTTGTTATTTTCCTCTAGTGTATTGAGACTATTTGAAAAATTTTCTATTCTCGAATTTAATAAATTTTCAAGATCTTTTATTTCTGATTTTGAGTTTAATTTTGACTCTACGATTATTTTCTTATACTTTGGAATTTCTTCCTCTACAAAAGAATCAATAGTTTTTTTGAGAGATGCTACTCTACTCTTATATACATTTTCTATGGCACCTATTTTATCATCAATTTCATTGACTTTGTAATCAATCTCATCAACTTTTTTCTCTAATTTTATTTCAGATTCAATAAAAAATTTATTAAATTTTGGAAATTCTTTTTTGAGGATGTTATTTAAATCCTCAGAAACCTCATCTATCCTCTCATATACATTTGATAGACTATTTTGGTTTATTCCCTTTAAATTTTCTGAAAGTTCTAATAATTTACTTGATACTTGACTTTGGACAAATTCAAAGTTTTCATCAATTTCTACTTTAAATTTATCTAGTTTTTTATCTACACGTATCTCAGATTCTTTAACTAATTTTTTGTGATGTGGCGCATCTACAACTAAAAATTCATTAACTGAAGATTCTAAATCTTGAAAATTATTTTTGATTTCAAGTATAGTTTTAGAATTCGTCGCTCTTACATTTTTCTTTAACTCATCTACACTTTTCTCTACAAAAAGGAGTTGTGCCATAATAGCACTATCCAATTCCTCTTTACTCGCAAAAGAATTAATGTCTTCTTTTAATGAATCTACAGCTTCATATAAACTATCAATCTTCTCTACATTTTGTTTGAAAGATTCAAACGTTAATACAAAATCATTAACTTCTTTATAATCTCCTTTAAATTTATTAAACTCTTCTTGAATTTTTGAAATATTTTTAGAGTCAGCAGAATTTATCTCTTCTTGAGTAGAATCAAAAGAGTCTTTATTATTTTCACCAAAAAAATCAGAAGGCTTCTTTAATGCCACTTATTCTTTCCCCATGTTTCTATAAGTATATTTATTTTTTTTAAAAAGAGTCTATTTTTCATCGGGATTTTGATTCTTCAATAACTTTGCTAATTCTGCTGTTGAACCGACGAATAGTGCATTTGTTACATTTGTTGGAGACTTGCCTCCTTTCTCTTCTTCAATATCTCTCAATTTCTTTTGTAAATCCATGAGTTTATCAGTTGCGTCTGCAACATTTTTGATAAGTTGACCAGCAACTTCATAAGCTCTTGGCATTTCACTTTCTTGCGCTAGTTCAAGAATACCATTAATTGCTTCTTGTCCCTTTTCAATCAAAGAGTACAGGTTTCCTCTAGTATAGTCATAATCTTTCTTGATATCATCAAAAGATGATGAAATTTTTTCTATTTTTTCTACCGAAGAATCTTTAGATATAGTTTCTACTTCTACTTCTGCAGATACAATATCGCTTGAAACGTTAAATGTATCATTTAGCTTGTCATACTTTTTTGTCATTTTCATAGAGAATCACTGAATCCAAAATCGTCGCCTATTTCAATTAGAGCATTATCTGCAGATGTAATGAGTTTTATTGCAGATCCAGAAACATGAGCTTGTTTTGTAGTTGAATCTGCACCTCTCTTAACAGTCAAGACATTTCCAACTTTAGAATCAACATACATTTCTTCATTATCAATAACAATGTAAGTATTTTCTGCAATAGATGATGCATCATTGACTGAGATTTCAACATTATCTGTACCAATGTCTTGTACTAAATTGGTAACTATATTGTTAGTGTAACTTTGAATTGCTCTTGGTTCAACTGAATATGTAATCTCTCTCGTTGGCGTTTTTGTAACATCCCCAGATACATATCCAATAGAAACTTTTTTGATAAGATCTTTTGCTGCCGAGGAAGAAGAAGAAACAGGACCAAAAAGATATGTTTTTGCAGTGAATCTTATTGTATAAATTAGAGACCTTCTAGTTGTAAAATCTCCTTCATAATCATCTTGCATTGAAATATTTTCAATTACAACTGGAATATCTCTTTTCTCCCCAATTGTCTCTACTAAGTCAACGCTCAAGTTATATGATGGTTGAAAATATGGTAAAATCTGTTCAACAATTTGAAGCATATCATCATTCAGTTTAGTATAAATTGATAATTCAAATGCCATATTATATGGAACTGGCATATATGCTTTTCTAACATCTGTTCCTACACCTGCTGTTGATGTTAGAAATGTTTGAGTAGTAGTGACCTTTCTAGATCCGTCATAATTTAATCCAACAAATTCAAATGACATTCTTGGTAATGTTATTTGAACTGGTTTGTTTAAACTTGGAGATTGCTCTAATCTTGCTAAAAACTTTTGAGTAGGTCCGTATGCAAGAGGAACTTTTATAGCACTTGTTATATTTCCCGAAGAGTCTTTATGCTTTATTTCTATATTATTGAAAAGACTTCCAAAAGAAATTACAGTTCTTCTTAATATTTCGTGGTAAAAATATTCAAACATACTATTATTGCCTACTCTAAATCAAATTTACAGATAATTATATTTATGTTATGGATTTCCGAAGGGATTTGATTCGCTAAAATCTAATATTTTATCTGCTTCTATTTCAATTTCGCTGTTATCTGGGTATTGATTGATTGTATTGTAAGAATCTGATGATTTTAATTGATATGTTGCATTACTTTCAGACCCTGTTATGGTTTCTCCAATAATAAAACTACCAGTTGCATTTGATATTGATAGTAATCCTGTCACAGAATTCCAAGACTTTACAATAGCTGTTACGCCACTGGATCCTCCAGTTATCTCTTCTCCTTCAATAAAGTTTCCAGATCCCACCATATATGGACTTCCAATGGTTATTGTTGGTGCCATTGTATATCCAGATCCTGCATTAATTATTCTAACTCCACTAATTGTTCCGCCAGAACTTACAATTGCTACTCCAACAGCAGTTGTTCCTATTCCCGGTGAAGTGAAAGTTACTTGTGGTGAAGTTGTGTATCCAGATCCTCCACTTGTTAATGTAACAATTCCAACAGCACCATTAGAAATTCTTGTTGTTGCAGCAGCTCCTGATCCTCCACCACCAACAAAAACAACTCCAGGACTTGCAGTATATCCATATCCGGGGTTTATTATTTGAACACCTTGTACCTTTGATCCTATTTCTGTTCCGTCACAATTAATTATTCCGTCAATCAATGTTGCAATACCAACTGCTGTTCCTCCTGGGGATGGTGATGATGAGATTGCAACAATTGGTGCTGAGGTATATCTCTCTCCTCTGTTAGTCACAAGTATAGAAGTAACCGCCCCATTTACGACTGATGTTATGGCAGTTGCAGTAGATCCCATTGAAACTAAGGTAAGAGTTTGTAAATTTGATTCTACTTCAACACTATCATCTATTTCTTCAATACCAGTGTCAAGAATTTCATCTTCATATCTAAACAATTCACAAGTTAATGTATAGACATATGTTTTTTGAAGTTGATAAAATGGTTTTTCATGCTCAACAAATTTAATTTCAAACAGTCTATCTCCAAGTGGGAAATATATTAAATCACCTTCTTTTGGTCTGGTAGGCAATTCAATACCTGGTAAATTTTGAATTAATGGTGTTATATATGTTTCAAATCTTTCTTTAGAAAGAGTGACTGTTAATTCATTTAATGCCTGAATACCAAATTTTGATAATAAACTAGTATTAGATGCATATCCCTCATAATTTTCAACATATGCTTCTATTGGATATGAGTTATCAAATTTTGATTGAATTACTTCTCTTATAACAGTATTTTTTGTTAGATATTTTCTCGGCAAATAATAGATCTCAACACCATACATCCTCAACTGTTCATTTATTAAATCTTGAACAAGATTTTGTTCTGATTGTGATCCTTGCAGAAAAAATGGATTTAGCATTATCCTATCATGTCAAGAGGTGGAAGTTCATATGTATTGGACATTTTTTCCATCAAGATATCGATTTCTCTTTGGGCATCATCATATATTTGCCTACCATTAAGTTCTACTCCACCGGGAAGTTTAACTCCTTGGAACTTAATTAAGTTTTGTCCCCACTGTCTTTTTATTAGTGCAGTCAAATATGGTTTTAAAAATGAATCATTCCAAACTCTTGAATAATCATTTGGATCTAATGTTGCATAACAATCAATGATAAAGTATTGCCCTGCGTTTACGGATCCCCAGTCAATATCTAAATATAATCTATCTTGTCTTTTGTTAAATCTTATTTGTTTTTGTGTATTTAATAGAAAATCAAGATCTTCTAAGTAAGTTTTAACCATCGCATAACTTAAAAGTTCAGTAGTTCCCCAATAGTAAATATCATTTAAAAATAATTGATATTTAACGCTAAACATATTATGTGTAATGGTGTTAGAACCGTCAAATGTAAATATTTTATTTACTCCAATAATGTTTGGAGGAACTTGTAGGTAATTGCTATTTTCTTGATAATTAAAAGTCGTCGCTGTTCCAACAATACTTGTTGTTACACTTGTTGTTACTACACCGACAGGAGAAGTGTTAACACTAGACGCTCTACCCCTGTTTATATCATCTTGAGTAACTTGATACTTGTAAAAAGTGGGGTAAACACCATCAAAGTGTCTTTCTTGGAAGAATTGTACTGCATCATCTACAAGATCTTCTATTTGTTCATCTGCAACATTAATCTCTAAAACTGGCGCTCCCAGTTTTCTCTTACAGTAATTTATTAATTCTTGCCTACTAGATGGTTGCGCCATTTATCTAATATCTCTAGAAACTATTTATGGTGCAGATGAAACGCCTGGTTTAACCAATATATTTCCTTCAATTAATCTATAAACTGTAGAACCAGAACTTACCAATACATCATAAACATATCTACCTTCTTCTAACAATCTTGTTGAAGTTGATCCCAAAGATATTTGTATTTTCCCTCCTGCAGCACTTGTAAATCCAACTGCAAAAGTTGCATCATGATAACCTGTGGATCCAATAGAAACACTTTTTGTCATTTGGGATGATCCTGTCCATCCCTGAAAATTTAATGGAGTTCCATTTGGATTTTTAACTGTAAAAATATTTTTAAAGGTCGCTCCACCATTAAGAGTTAAATTTACGGCATAAGGAGTTCCCGACTCTGTATCAAAGGTTATCGTGCTGTTTGCCATTTGAAACTCCTAACTGGGACAATACTTCCTGTTGTTTTAAGTAAAGTTTATAATATGACTTGGCAATATTTTTAATATAATCAATATCATCAATACTATCTATTTCTTGGGCAACTTTAAAATATTCAAAACTTTTGCTTAAATTTTCAATTTCTATTTTATCTAGATTCATTGACCAAACTCCTTAGTAAATTTTTTATTTCATTAAGATCATCCTTTATATTAACAATATCAGATTCAAGATTTTGTATTTTTTGATTCTCCTCACTTTTCATATTTTTTCTTGAGACATATTCTTGATATTCTGACATATTTCTATTCACTATTGAGTTTGTCTTTGGATCTCTATAAAGGTGAGTGTGACCTTCTACTTTTAAATAACTCATTTTATGCAAGTGCGATTACTCTCAGATCCTTCATTCTAGGAACATAAACTTGATTCGTTGAAGTCATGATAAGTTTAATTCTATATGATTTGAATGATGGTAGGTTATCTGCAGTAAATACATACTCTTTATATTCAATTTCTGCAGGAGAAAATCCTAAGTTTATAGACGGTGGAACATAAGAATCAGATAATCCATCATTGTTTGCAGAATCAATAACCTGACCCCTTTCATTCAAGTTGTTAAATCCGGGAAATGGAACATAGATTGGTTTGAAGTTTTCAGTTTGACTAATAGCGTAGAAAGCTCTTATGTTGGAATAAAGATTCGTATGAGCATTAACTAAAATCTTTATAGAAGTAGCTGGATTCTCTAAAACAATCTCTTTCGATAGATATTGGAAAGCAGTTGGATCATCAGAAATAGAGTTAACTCTGTTATCAGTAGAATAATTTGAAATAACACTATTGACTCTGTTGGAAGTTAAAATGGTGCTAATTCTCTGAGTATCAAGAACGGGACTTACCCTAGAATCAACAGAATCAAGATTGATTCTTAAGTTCATTGACTTATTGCCGGGAAGAGTTCCTAGTTTATTAGTTTCGTTAATCTTGGAACAAATTATTCTTGGACTTGAAAGATAATTTGTTTTGTTTAGGGAAACTGTTTCAAATCCTTGATCAACAAATGGAATCTCATTTCCACTGATACTAGAACCACTTACAGTTCTAACTTCTGCACTAATTGAAGTGCCTTGAACGGTTAGATTTTGTACAACAGGAGTAATTAATTCAAAAGGAATATTTTGAGTTGCTTTAATGCTATATCCACCTGCAGATTTTGTTTGGTTCATGTATAGTTTTGGATAACTTAATCCATCAGATCTACCAACACCACTTAATCCCATATTCAATTTAATATTATATGAGTCAAATGTGATAGGATTAGAAACAGTTGCATCATCTAAGTTGTGCGTCTTATTAATTCTTCTGAGAGAAACGCCACCAAGTTCATACTTATAAACCAATGTTCCTGCCGGATAATTTTTAGCAAGTGTTCCGTCAACCGATCTTGAAATGGATCCACCAAGAGTTCCTGATGATACTAAACTGTAAGAAATAATTTCATCTCCAATTAGAACATAACCCAAGTTTGTAGTTCCAACTCCTACATTTTCAAATTGTCCAAAGTTTACTGAACTATCAATAGAAATTGGTGAAGTTGATGTTGAATCATAAGCAGCACTGAGTTTAGTTGGAATAATATCGGACTGTACATCTGAGATCGTTACAAAATTCTGATCAAAATACATACCATGATTCTTATGATTAACAACAATGTGAAGACCATCAGAAACAATGTTGATATCAGAAATTTGAACGTTTCCACCAGAAGCGTTATTTAATGTTGTAGTAACACCAAGACTGTTGATATACTGTACAGTTTTTCCAACACCAGAAACTACGAAATCACCTTGAATATTATCTAAAATAAGTTCATTGGTGCTTGCAATAGAAACAACGGATAGTCTTGCATTTGATCCTAAAGAATTCGCTCCAATTGTACCAATTCCAAGAACATCTCCAGCAACATATCCAAATCCAGATTCAGAAACTGTTGCAGCAACAGCAACTCCATTGGTGATGGTAATGTTTGCTTTTGCGTTTCTTCCACTTCCGGTGATGTTTGTCAAAGGAACACCATTGAATTGGAAAGTACCTGATGATGGGGTATATCCAATTCCTGTATTGACAATATTTAAAGTTCCAGTTGCAATACCAGCATTTCCCACGTAGTTTGCAGTTGCATTTGTTCCTTGTTGTAGAATTGTATTTCCTAAAACAAGACCACTATCCTGTAAAGTGGATCCGAGTCCAACTCTAACTCGTCTGGAGTTGAGACTTAGGGAGTTTGGAAGCAATGTTGCAATTTCATTATTTCCTTCAGACAATTCAGGACTATAAAACTCTACTGAACCACTTGGTACAAACTCCGCTCTGTATAGAGTAAATTTCAAATCTTCCCACTGACTTGGTTCCCAAGTAGAAGCATTCTGAGACTTGAATAGTGATCCAAGATATGGTTGGTTAGAAATAAATGTTTGAGTAATTAAATCAGTTTCCCCAATTCTTGAAATGTAAACACTATATTTTGTTGAAAGAGATGCTAAACATATGCAATATTCAGTACCACCTTCAAGATAAACAGGTGCTTTGAAATTGAAAGTAGTGGGAACAGATCCATCAGCAGAAGTATCTACTTCAGATGGATTCAAAATAACTTCGGAGAAAGGAATTACTTTTTGTGTTGGGAATCCTCCCTGCATTGTTCTGAGTTGGAACGTTACAGGTATATCGAGATCATCTTTAGAACTGAAGAAAACTTCGCACTTTGTCAAAAATACACCAGTTTCATCTTGAACTAAGAAAGATTGTGCAAGAGGATCATACCATTCAACAACTGATCTTTGTCTTTGTATGGTAGAAATTGTATTAGTTGCTACAACTTGTGTTCCTGTTGTTCTAGCAGTTGCTCTTTCTTCAAATTCTTGTTTGTTTTCAATTCTAGCATTTCTTACAGAAATGATATTTTCTTGTACTGTTTCTAGAGTTCCACTAGATACAAATCCCTCTTCCACAATTGTTGTTGCATTATTTTGATCATTAATATTGTTATTGACTAAAGTAAATACCTTGTTTCCAGTCTCAAATCTTGGATTGTTTATTGCGTTTGGATTTGGAATATAAAAACTACCAATTAGAGTTGCTGAAACATCAGAAATTAATCTTACATTAGTAACAGTTGCTTGAGCACCACTAGTTTGTCCTACCAGAATCATATTGGGTTCTACCCAACCAGAAAATCCACCTTCAGGTTGATTTGATAATGAGAAAGTGTCAATATTCAATACTGTGGAAGTTGATGAATATGTTGAAGGTAGACTTTGAGAATTGTATGGGTTAGTTAAAAATACAGTTGATGGGTTATTGTATATAC